CAAGAAGATTCTATGCCGAAGAGGGATAGTTGCGTCTTGGGGGATGTTGTAATCCTCCAGAGCGGGGATATTTTGGTTTGGGTGGGAGACATGTGGGATCTCCTCCCCGGTAGATATCTGGATATTAACGAACTCAAGGATTTTATCCTCTACATCCGCTCAGGTTGGCCTAATGATACTGAGATGATGCTTGAAGACCTCAAGGGGTTGATAAACACGGACTTTCTCACCCGTATGGAGAAGACGGTCAAAACCCTAATCTATCAAGCCACGGTTCTGACTTCCACCGCTACGAGCTGAGCGTCACCGGCCATGGTGTCTCTGACCGCATCCGTGGCCAGTCTAGTAACCTTTAGGCGGAATCTATCCCCAGGAACGAGGGAGTCGTAGGAGTAACACACTACCTGCGCCACACTTTCTACCCCGCTCACTGCGTTGCAGGTACTGGTAACTTCGGTGACAACATCGAAAGAATCGGCATCTAGGTCAGTCCCGGTATCCTCAAAAGACACACCCCATTGGACTGAACCGGAGGTAGCTGTATCAGCCGCCCACCAAATCCTCACTTGTAAGCCGAGGGAGGTATCACTACCGAATGGCAACACACCCATGAATACGGCTGATTCTGCGGTAGCAGCGTCGAATTCAAGTACGGGAATGCTATTTCTGGTGTCTAGAGTAGCGAAGTTAGTTGCAGGGGGTTGGTTATCTTTGGCGGTAAATACATTCTTGGTTTGTACTGACTGGTTTAATACAACCGTACCGCTGGAGTCAGGGTAGGAAATGTATCTTGTGCCGGTAGGGGGGATAGCTTGGACGACCGTTTCAAACGTACCACCGTCATCAAGAGAAACATCACCCTTGACGGTTAGTTTGTTAGCCGTTTTGTCCCAGGTAAAGTCCGCATCCCCGCCAAACGTACCAGAATCGTTGAATTGAACGTGAGTGTTTGAACCACCAGGGATACCGCTACCCCCGGATGAAGTCAGCACCCCAGCGGTCAGGTTCAACCCCGAACCAATCTGGATCTCCTCAATTACACCAGCACCAGTTGTACTCCGCCCAAGGAGACGTCCGCTGGCTGATACGTTTTGAATCTTGGCGTAGGAAACCGCACCACTGTCGATAGTCCAAGTCGCCCCACTTAGGCTGACGGTAATATCGCCCTTATCGCCATCAGTTAGGAATCTGGTGTCATTACCTTGAGCGAATGTCCCGACAGTAGAACCAAAAGATCCAACCTGTAATAAACCTGAGGCCCCAGTAATAATCGGCAACCCTGATACCGATCCAATAGCACCAGCGTTAGTGATATTACCGTGAACGTGTGAAGCAGTAGCGTAAGAGGTAGAGTCAGTTGTCGCAGCGGTCCCAAGGCCCAATGCAGTGCGTTGTGCTGCCGCATCGACGGCAGTAACTAGAGCACGGCCAGCCAAAGTGCTAGTGGCAGTCCACCAAGCGGCTACAGATTGCCGTACACGCTCAGAAGTGAATGCGCGTCGAGTGGTTGCGGTGCCGGTTTCAGCTTCTACCTGGGAGATGGTTTCAGCAGACCATTCGCGGCTATCACTTAACCGAGAGTCGTTACCTTGAGTGAAAGTACCAGCGGTAGAGCCGAAAGATCCGACTTCCAAGATTCCGTTGGTTCCAGTGATAATTGGTAACCCTGATACCGACCCAATCGCACCAGCGTTGGTCAAGTTACCGTGAACGTGAGTAGAAGTAGCAGCGCCAACTTCGCTAGCACTTAGTGTGCGGAAAGTGGGGACAGAAGCGGGGCCGGAAGCTGGACCGGCAAGGACTACGTTGGCGTTTTGAGCGGGGATTGAGAAAACACCGCTCGGAGTATCATAAGACAGCGGGCTGCTAGCGGAAACAGACTCTCTCGCTCTTTGAGTTGTAAAGTACTTATTGACCGAACCCTCAACCAAGGAATCCGTACTTCCAGGGCTGGGGCTTACCTCAACATAGGTGGAGCCACTCCAGCGGTAGGAGTGGTTGTTGGAGAGATCAACGTAGATTTTACCGCTTTCTCCAGTGGGCGGGAAAGAGGCGAAGGAAGGGTATTCCAGTATGTCGTCAACAAAGCTCGGCAGGAGAGCGGAGGGGATTAGACCTCCCCCATCCAATCTAGCTAAACCATTCGCCGTATTCGTACTGAGACTGATGTTTCTAGTTCTTGACCAAAAGCCGGAGACATCTTGAGTGGAAGTATCTGTAATCGAAATTGGTTGGCCGCTAGTTACGGTAACATCGGTGAGGAACCTGTTGTCTACGTAGCTCTTTACGGCAAATTGGCTAGGTGCGGTGTTACCATCCGCAACTCCAGTACTGGATAGGAGAGTGTTGTTATTGCTGAACTCCTTGATCTGTTCGCCAACAGTGCTGATACCACCATTCCTGCTGAACGGGCCAATGAAGTTGAGACCACTTAGGTTAAACTGGCTGGTGTTGATTGTAACTGAACCGCTAGTGCCATCTACGTTGAACTGATTACCTACGGAGAAATTCCCAAGTTCGTCAGTGTTTGAGGAGTAGACTTTACCGTTATTTAACTCAACAATCTTGTTTGCAGGTACCGGTACGCCGCCATTCCAGGGCAGAGCGTCATAGTTTGTACCTGAGCCGACATATTCAAACGTGTGGCCGGGTGCGCTAATTTGTGACCGCTGACGGAAGTCGAGAGCCTGGTTGGTGGTAAGGGAGTTTTTTAACCCTCCATTCACACCGGAGAAAAATAGAACTCTATAACCAGCTCTTAGCGGGCTGGTATTTGCAACTACGTTACCGCTAGCATCAATCGGGACGCTGCTGGTTACAATATAACCGCTTGTCGGACAAATGTAGGAGAGTCCGTTAACGGTTACAGAGCCGGTGGTTCCGATTGCTCCAGGGAGAGCGGTTAAGGTGGTTAGAGTTACTAGGCCAGTAGTTTTGTTGTACTGAGCGTTGACTACACCGTAGTTTGTGCTAGAGATTACCGCTGTACCACCACCCACGTATTCATGTTCCGGGCCGTTGGGAGAGGCAGCTTCGGTATAGGTTAGGGTGTTAGTTCCGGTTTTTGTGTAGGTGAAAGTCTTTGCTTCTGCCGCACCGGTACTGGAGTTCCTGGGGAAGACTAGCTGCGGGAACATTAGCTGACCGGAAGAAGGTCGGCTGGAAGAGTCGCAGATGAAGGATAGACCGGTCAGGGTTACGCTATTACCGATCTGTGGGATGTACCCAGTGGCGGTTAGAGTCGTTAGACCGGTAGTTTTGTTATAGGTCGCAGAGGAAACAGGATAAGTATTCCCATTAACCGTTACCGTACCACCGCCAACATACTCATGCTTGATTGTGCTGGTGGAGAGAGTTACTGTGAACGCCGTTCCGTTTACTGCTGAGATGGTAACAGGGTTGCCAGGAGAACCTAGTGATCCGGCTGAAGGATATTTGATCTGCCTGCCTAGTCGGTTTCCTGAGAAGTCAATGATGTCAATCTGTGTGACACCTTGTCTGAGGAATTGATAAGTCCCGTTAGGAATTTCAGTGATATCTACTTCCGATCCGCCAGCAGAAGTTGACACCTTGAAGGTGTTAGCACTGAATCCGCTTGCGATTACATGATAGATCGGGCCGGATTGTAGGGGGGCGGGAAGGAGGCCGGATTTGATGGAGAAAGTGAGCTGATCTCCAACTACCAAAGTGTGCAGGGGGCTGGTAAAGACGTTGCTAGCTTGGTCAATGGTGACCACTCTCTCGACTCTTCCAGACCCGTAGTAGGGTGCTCTTGATTTGCCGGTAAATACAGGTTTTTGACTATACCCCTCCGCAATAAGGCCATAGAGACCGAAGTCGCTGGTACCACCGCCGGAGAGGTTTACTTGGCCACCGGAAGTAGTCTTTACGTGATACTCGCAGAACGTACCGAAGAAACTAACTAGCTGGGCGTATCCATCGTTGCAGACGAGACAACCCGGACCACCCAGGTTTACCTGGGTATAGCTATCCACCACCATCGATCTGATGGGGCTGTTAATAGCGCATTTGGAGCCGTCAACAATAATGCCGCCGCCCGTGTCACCAACAGATTGGCTACCGGCTAAACCGCTATCATCCTCTGCCGTAATACTGGAGCAGTTCTGAATGTAAGGAGACTTGAGGATATAGGCGCCAAGGCTAATGGCACCAATCGCGGTGTTATCGGCCAACTCATCAAAACTTATCGCCCAAGATTGTTGACCCAGGACGGAGTTTGCTTGGTGCCCAGCGAACTCTACTCCCCAGCACCAGAATCCTGAATCGACTTTGAAAAAGCCGTTCATCTCTTGACCGGAAGCCGGTCGAATTGTGGTGTTTCGGAGGCCACTGCCCATCACACCTACGTCCCTCTTCCAGCGAATGGGGAGAGCGGGTTCGACATAGACGCCTGGGGCGAGGATAACTAGGTCCCCTGGCTGGGCTAGTTGAGATGCTGCGCCTAGGGTTTGTAGCGGTTCGTGGAGTGAAGTACCGTTGTTGGAATTGCTGCCACTCGGGCTTACATAGACCTTTTTGGCATCACGGAAAGCGGTTAGGATGGAGTTGACAGCCTGCTTAACCCTCTGCGCAGTCCAGGCCCTGCGGGTTGTGGATGTGCCGGCTTCTGCTTCAGCCTGGGAGACGGTTTCTGCTGACCATTCCCGAGAGTTGGTGAGGCGGGTATCGTTGCCCTTGACCACTTGCGTGGATGAGGCGTCCCCGGTTGTGGCTACGTCGAGGAGGGCGGAAGAGCCGAGAGTAGGACCAGCAGCAGCGTAGGTGATTCTGCCCTGCGCGTTTACGGTGATGGTGGAAAGGTTGTATGTGCCGGGAGTAACAGCGGTATCACTTAAACTTAAAGTAACTTGACCAGAGAAACCGCCGCCATACAGCCCTGTACCCGGCAGCACACCAGTGATACTTCCACCACCCGAACCACCGCCGCCCAGACTTCCTAATCCGGCGAAGAAGTTGACAACATACGATTGCAGGAATGAATACGGTACAGCGTCACTACCAAGAACGGGAGCGGCAAGATTGGTGATTCTTTTGCTGTTAAGGTTTAGGCCAAAATCTCCTTCGGATACTGTGCTACCAACAGATATTTTGCCGTTAAAGGTATAACTACCATCGTTGGATACATAGCCGATTATGTTACCTGAGGAATTCTCCCACTTCTGTACAATCGCGTTTGTGCTAGAGCCGCGAAGAGTTAACGCAACGGAGTTGTTGGTGCCAGGGAAGATTGTATTCTCAAGGCTGGTAGTTGGAGTCTTCCGGATAAACGTGCTGGAATCTAGATCGACACCAGCGATGAGGGAGTCTACCTGAGATTTGGTGTAAGTATTCTGTTTTGTGGCGTAGATGAGGGCTACGTCAGATTCAATATCTGACTGCAGGTTGGTGAGTGCTAGGTTTAGTTGTGTCTGGGAGACTTTAACCGTGTTCAGGAGGTTAATATCCTGATCTAACGCAGCAAATTGACCGTCTAGGTACAGACGGGTATAGGTGGTAGTTACATTAGCTTTCGTAGCTAGTAATTTATTGACCTCTTCCTTTGTGTATACGTCGCTTACTCTATTCAAATCTTGATCGGGAGCACAAGAACCCCCATAAAAGTTGCTAGACATCGACCCTTGCATCTAAGTAGCTTTCAACAGGGATGCAAATCAGGTCGTTGGGGTCGGAGGACAGAGAGATTACTCTGGTATTCGGTTTATCGCATTTAACTCCCTTCTCACATAGATAAGGTTTACCATTTTTCACACAATACATCTTCTGCCAGACCGGAGAGGGGGGAGCAACCAATCCAGGGGAGGATGTGGCAATATACACGCAAGTAAAATCCCCGCAAAAGGAGTCTACGAGGACTATAGAATCCTTGGAGTAAGTAGTTCCGGCGGAATAATACCCGTATTGCGATGCCAATTCGGGGTACGTAGGCAATCCTACCGGTTCCGCAGTACAAACATGGCAGACTTCTTCCCATAATGGGGGGTTGAACGCACCAGCGGGAGAAGGAATATCGCCAATCGCTTTATAAACTACCACCCTATACCCATCTTCCTCTATCCTAACCACTATATCGTCTTCTTCGTATGAAAATTCTGTCACGTACCGGGCTACATTCCACCTCTCATCGCTTAGGAGATCCTCTGAATCCCAAGAAAAAGGAATATCACCCCAATCCGTATAAACCCCCCTGCTTACATCGTAAAGGGGATATAACTGCAACAGGGCATTTGCATCCCTATCACACTTATTATCCCCTACTACTTGCAGGTTAATGTCATCCAGAGCTTCTAGTTGCTCTTCAGTCAAGCAACTGCCATACACTCTGGTAGCCATTATCAGTTGAAGGTGAAGTTATCGCCAACCATTGTAATTTCAATGGTGCTGGGAGAACCGCTAGTTTTATCAACTTGACCGAAGTTCACGGACGTAAGCTGAGCGTCAGGGATGATGATTGACCTGTTGCCGAGCGGGCGGGGGTTTTCACCACAAGTGACCGGGGTGATGTTCAGAGTGATATAATCGCAACCATGAGATTTCCAGAAATCCACAATATCGTAGTGGACGCTGGGGTCAAACGGGGTTACAATGGTCATTTCCGCAAGGGTTTTTGTGCCCTTGAGGTTGAAGACTCTCTGTCTCACACCATCAGCGTAGGATGAGGTGGCGGCGGTATCCTTAATGCCGCTAAAGGATGTGAAATAGTGAGCCCAGGGGCTAGCCTGTACCCACCATTGAGATTGAGTGATAGGGCGAATCTGAATCATCGGGGTAGTTGATGCTATTTATGTGAGGCTGCTGAGCCCCCTCTTCCTTGCTTTCACCACTACATAAAGTAGGGTGCGAAGTGTGACCAGTATCCGGTTTGTTCAGGATCAAGGACGACGCATTCTCCGTGAACAACGGAGCGGTTTAACCGGTAAGCGAGGGTGTAGATTCTAACGAGATCGGTAATATCCTCGGGGGTCAATCTCTCACTGAGCATGGCCTTATTCTCATAGACAACAAGGTCTCGTCTCAGAATGTCTCGTTCCGGCGGGATAGTCCGGGGAATCGCTCTTAGCTCGTCTAGGAGACGCTTGGTGGTGAAGATAATGTCGCCAGGGGATGTGTAACCATCCAGGTTAAGTCTGGAAGATTCAGAATCCACAGAACTGATGCCGGTTGCGATTCTCTCCCAACCAACTTCATCAATACCGCCCTGGTTAAATCTTTCCGCAATAAGCTTGGATACCTTATCCCGTACCGTCTTATC